ACATAGAAAAACTCCTTTCAGTTTTTTATTATCAAATCGTGGCCACGATGTTGATTAACCTAATAATTTAGAAAACACCTTGCTTAAATGCTTGCTTAATTTAGCTTATTGTTTGCTTATTTAAGCAAGCCTTGAAACTGCTTTGCCATCTCCTGCAGCTGGTTCAACTGCTGCTGGTTCATTCTGCCGGACTGCAAAAGTTTCTCGACCTCCGCCTTCGGGTCCCCCTGAAAAGAGGACCGGAACTGGTTGAATTGCTGCATCATCTGTTGAAACCGGCCTACCGGCGTGTTCCCGCCGCCTAAAGCGTCAAAAAAGGGGTTAACCATCAGCGTCAGCCTCCTTCGTCTTCTTTTTGCCCTTCATGCCGTCCACAACCGCCGCCAGCGCGTCAAATTCTTCACGTGTGACAAACTTCACAGGGTCTGTCGTGGGCGCTGTACGGGGCGGTTCTGCGCGTTCTACGAGGTCATAGATCGTAAGCGACGGTTTACCGCTGGCATCTGCCTTTTTGAGATACACCGTTGGCGCGGAGCTGTCCCACAAAGCCACGGCAGCGTTGGGCGCGATCATCCAGTTTCGTGCCTCTTGTTCGCCGCTGACCCACTGCACGCCGCTCTGCGCCACTGGATTCTGCGGGGGCTGCGGTGCCATCATTGGAGGCATCTGCTGTTGACGGAGTTGTGCCAGGTTATCCGGCATTGGCTGTGCGTAATAAGGATTTTGCCATCCGTAAGGTGTGTACGCCATTTTAGTCATCCTCCTTGACCCAGTAATACAAGATGTTCTCGTTGCTGCTGTCCCAGCTGTCCCAGATCATGCCGTCGCAGACACAGACCACATGACCGGACAAAGCCAAAATATAGGTGCCCGCTGGGTGATCCTCCGCAAATTGGCCCACCGTGTAACAGTCCGGGCAGGTGTCCGGCACGATGTACCGCCGATATCCAATGCTGCGGAGATACCGCCCCCAGCAAGCGTTAGCCGACGGCATATCACCATCCAGATACCCTTGGATACAGAGCCGCAAATAAATTTCGCCCCAATCCTTTCCGGTAGCCTTTGCGATTGCCCGCACGGTGCAATCCCCCACATTTTTCCCGCAGGGGTTGGGGTTGAAATACTTATACATATTCCTGGCGGTCATCGTAGAGCAATTCGTTTGCTCTCACCAATTCAGCCAGCCCTTCTTCATCATCCTGTGCCGCGTATTTATAACAAATATCTGTGGCGCTGGATTCGCTCATCCCGCACGCCCGCAGACGGTCAATATATTCTCTGCCAGTTGTAATCACGGAGAACCCCTCCTTTGCTCTGCTTTCATGGTAAGCCAAAAAACTCCATTCAAAGTGGCAGGAAAAGGGCAGAAAAGTGCGCAAAAAAGACGCGGTTCAAATTGAACCGCGTCTCTCAACGTGTAGTATAAATTTCGTCTTGCAATTTCCGGTAAGCAGAGCGCCGTAGCCGCTTTACGGTGTCCACGCTCACATGCAGCCGCTCCGCCGTTTGGAGGCAGCTTTGGCCGTGGACGTCCACCGCCAGCACCGCCGTTTCCTCGTCAGGCGGCAGACCTACCAGCCGGACGGCCTCCTCCGCTCTGGCGGGGGCCATTGATGACAACAGCGCCCGAATCGCCTTGTGTTGAGTATCCATGGTATGTCCAGACTTGCAGAGCGCGGGTTTCCCGCGTGGATGTTGCCATCATCTGTACCCTCCTTTCGGTTTTATCCCTTCCAGTCCGCTTTGGCTTCCCGGACGTCGATATGGCAAAAGCTTCCATAAATCCCCACGCCGCCCCAGTCCGGCATGAGCTGCCGCGCATAGGCCGCTACCGCCGCCGGCGTCTGCCTCTTCACCACGATATCCGCAGCCGTGCCATAGCAGTGCTGGCTGTGGGCCACGCCGCCGACCTTGGCATTGTACTGCGGCGTCCGATACCCACTATTGATGGTCACAGCCGCGCCGAAGTGACTGCGGATGCTCTGCAAAACCATCACCAGCCGGGGGGCTACCAGCACGGCGTCAGAGCCATCCTTGCAGGCAAATTCTTTCACTTTAAAATGGGTGGACAGCTTTTTGCCGCCGTCCGCCGCCTTGGAATAGGCGTTGATCTCTACCATGGGTTTCTCTCCTTCCGGCTCAAATGCGTCCCCGCTTTTCTTTTTCCACACGAGGAAGAACGGGATCACCCGCCCGTCCCCGGTAAAGCCCTTGCCTGTCGAATCCATGAAGCAGGTAGACCCGCCGCCGTCCATCATAATGGCGTTGTCCCAGCCGGACGCAACCAGCAGGTTACGGAGCTGTTCCGGCGACCGCCGGGCCTTACTCACATAGTAGGCAAACCGTCCGTTCTTGGTGCCGATGGCCGTTCTGGGGGCACGGTAGCGCATATCCGCTCCGCAGTGGATGGGGTTGATCTTCTTCCCACCGATGATAAGGTGGACGCACTCCATGTAGTTTGCGTCCCCATTGGGCACGGTTTTCACGCCGAAGTCCGCTGGGGTGTCCCAGCTGATGCCCCACGCCCGGTAATTGGGGGCCTTGTAGACCTTGCCGTCCGCTTTCAGGTGGCAGGCCGGTATCTGGTTCCGCAGGAAAATGGAGCCATTGCAGATAGCGTCCCCGCCCGCCTCCGCCAGTATTTTCCGCAGGTTGGCCGTGGTGGAGCGGAGACGCTTCCGGTTGAAATAGATTTTAATAAATTGGAGATCGGAGAGCGGGACAGTGCCCGCTCTCGTGCTCATGTGTGAGCCTCCGTATTCTGTTTCCCCTGATCGCTGGCCTGACGGATGGCATCCAGCATATTTTTAACAAATGCGGGGTAGGGCACCCCCATAATGGCGGTATTCTCCAAAATCGACAGCCCCTCGTTGGCGATGAAAAACATACACACTGCGTCCCGTGTAAAATCGCTGGATGTGGCCTGATCCAGTAATGCCCCCATCCATACCAGTGCCAGCATGACGCACTTCTTCGCCAGCCCCTTGAACCCGGCGTCGGAACTCAGCGCCCCGGTGCCGCTCTTGCTGGACTTATGCCAGATGGCCGCTACCATCCAGCCGGTGGCGTAGTCCAGCACCATGAAACAGATCAGCACTTTCAGCGCCATATCCCAGCCCCCCAGAGCCTGCGCGATGGCAGAGCCAGCCGCAGCCAGCACCGCCAACACCGTGTTTTTGATGTGGAAAGCGTTCATAGTGTTCCTCCTTTCAGCGGTCACACCCGCACGGCCTTCTTAGGATGGCCGTCCTCGTCCCACGTGATGTCATAGGTGCCCTCCGGTGCGGTGGACCCGGATGGTCTGGCCCGCATTGGCTGGGTTATAGCTGAAGTAGTCATACATGTGCTTCACGTCGGCGGGTTCTTCCTCCGTGGGGATGAAGCCCTCCTTCATCTCCTGTTCGGTCCAACCGGCCACACCGCCGTCCGGGTTCAGGTAGAAGTTGGCCCCGGCCTCCTTCAATTCCTTGTTGATGGCTTCGATGGTCTTGCCGCTCTTGCAGCCCTCGTTGATGATCTCGGCAAACTTCTTTTCCATAATGTATACCCCTTTCGTTTTTCGGTTGTCTGTGCAACCGTTTCAAATCCGACTTGCTTTCGTGCAAGTCAAAAATCCGACTTTGTTTCGTGCAGGTTAAAATTCAGGCCACCGTTTCTCGCAAATGGGGCAGACCTGCCGCCCCTCCGGGATGATAGCCCCACAGCAGATGCAAGTGTTATTCATACGTTTCCCCCACAATTTCCGTGTAATCCTCAGCGATCAACACACCTTTCTTCACGGCGTTTTTGACCATGGCCTTTGTCCACAACCTCTGCTTGTACCATTTTGCGATTTTCTCTTTCATGGATTACCTCTCGCTTTCCATCAGAGTGTCAGTCATCAGAGCCGTGTATGCGACTTGAGCTTCGATGCGGTCAATCTGGGTGGGTGCAGGCTCCGGCTCACCATCATCCTCAATGGTATACTCACCCTTGTAGGCTTCTGCCTTGGCGATGGCAAGAGTGGCTTCCAATGTGGCATCCGTGGACTGCAACTCAACAGCGGAAAAAATCTGCTCAATCTGCGGCTCTTCTTCCGTGCCGTGGTTGACTTCCGTCATAAGCTGATATTTTAACAGTTTCATATTCTTGCCACCCACCTTAGTCCTTCGTGTACCAGATTTGTGCTGTGATTGTGTCAGTAGTCGTGCTATTTTGAGCGGTAAGACAGATGTTTTTTTTATTCGAAAAAATTTCCACACGCTCAACGGTAGAACCATTGTTGTACACAGTTGGCAAGCACTCTCCGGACGACCTAACTCCCGCAATTCGTATAACCGCAGTGGCCGCCGCCCCGTGTGCGATTACCTTTGTTTCTTTTTGCGTAATTTTACCGCAATCAACCAGCTTAGTGTACACAGGCTTGCCAAGATACCGCTCCGTGGTGCGGTACTCTACGCCTAACAGCATTGGAGGGTTGACCCATTCCCAAGGCTGCCACCCTCCGCGGGCGCTGTAAAAACATCTCGTAGCTTCGCATTGATACCAGTCCCGAAACGGTGATGTTATCGTTTGCTTAATATATACATCTGGGCGGTTACCAAGGTCAGTTTTAAGGTAGGTATAATTCCACACGCCACCTCCCTGATCGGGCAAATTAAGCGTTTCTTCGTTAATAGCATACCATCCATTTTTAACAGCATCGTTGGCGTCGGCAATATACTTCGGAGTTTCACCCAGTCCAAACCCGCCGGGAGCAGCCCCGATGCTTTCCGGCGTGATCGGATCAGAGCCGCCCTTGGCGTGCTGGGCGGCGTGGGTGGAAGCAGCCGCTCCGATATTTTTCCGCGCCTGCGTCTGCTGTTCGGCACTGAGCGTCTGCTGCGTGTAGAGCACCGCACCCTGCACGGTGTCCGCACCGATGTTCGTCCGCGCCTGCGCCTTCTGCGCATCCGTCAGGCTCTGCTCCGCATCATAGCGGACGAAGTTGCTGGCGCCGCCAACGGGGCCTTCCGGGCCTTGCTTTCCCTCCGGCCCCTGCTTTCCTTCGGGGCCTTGGATGCCCTGCTTGCCCTCCGGGCCTTGCAGGTTGCCGTTAGCCACCCACTTGCCGTGGACGGAATCCCAGATGTATATGTTGTACGGAGGCGCAGTGCCAACGCCGTACACGTCACCAGCCTTGGGATTGGGGACGGCTGCCTTGAGGGTGTCCAGCGTATCAAAGTAGCCCAGAATTGCGAAGCTGGAACCGGCCTCGCCGGGATCGCCCTTGACGCCATTTTTGCCGGGAGGGCCAATGGGACCTTTGATGGACGTCAGCGTGGTCAACGTGAAGGCATACACCCAGTTGGCCGTGCCCTTGAGGTACACCTTGCCGTAGTCCGCGGAGGCTGTGCTGTCAGGCAGGATCAGGACGAACTGGCCGCGCTGGACGTCCGTGCCGGTGAAGTCCTGGTTCATCTCGGCCACGCTCTTGTACTCCTTTGTGATGCCGATAGGCACACCGGCGGACGCCAGCCGCGCATCGATCTCCTCGCCGGAGTAGGCGGATGTGTAATAGTCTTGCAGCTTGGAGAATATCTCCTCCAAAACTGCGACTCTCTGTTCAATCGTCATTGGAATCACCTCACACGATGAAAAGTTTGTTTAGGCGGTCAAAGAACAGCCCGCCGCCACGCTGGACCAATGGCCCGGATTTGATGGTTTTCTTCTTCCCGTAAAACAGGATGATGCAGCCGGGCTTTCCCTTGCCGCCGGAGCTGCCGGAGCCGCCGTGCTGCAAATCGCCGGAGAAGTTAAGCACCTGATGTTGCGTGGACGGGGGCGTGGGAGACATGGAAATACTGCAACTGCCGATTCCGCCAGCTCCGCCGCCACCGTGTCCGGCTCCGCCGCCATCGCCGTAGTTTTCGCCGTCAGCTCCGGGGACGGCCGATGCGCCGGGTGCGTTGCCTACAATGCTAATGTTGGGGATAAATGTCGGCATGCCGACCGAAAAGCGGGACGGGTCCCATGTGACTTCTGTCCCCATGGCCGCGCCGGGGCCGCCAATGCCCTGATGCTTGAAGGTCTGCGTATAGCGAATGTCGCCCTCAGTCATCCTCATGGTGTATTCATCCGCCCGGTATCCGTAGCCACCCTTGTAGCCAGCCACAGACTTGCCGGATTGACCAGGTGCGCCGCCGTCACCGCCGTCATAGCCGACCGCGCCCTGCCGGGCATAGGTTTTCCCGGTGACGTCATCGTAGTAGCCATTGGGGGACGCAGAGCCTTCCGCGCTGGAATGGCTTCCGAATACGGCCTCGCCGTTCTGGCTGGTGGCGTAGGAAAAGCTCATGCCGGGGGTGATATCCATGGTGATCTGGAAAATCTTGCCGCCAGAGCCGGGAGAACCAGCCTTGCCGCCTTTTCCGGCAGACGCGCTGGGAAAGGAGCCGGAGCAGGTGTTTGGGATCGTCTGGCCCGTGAGTCCCACACCTTCGCCATTCTGCCCGGCAGTGCCGTCCTGTCCGTCTCCGATCAGGACCGCCGTCACCGCTTCGGCGCCTTCCGGCGGCGTCCACGTGCCCGATCCGGTCAGCAGCACCCGCTCGCTGAAATATTCGGCCTGCTCCGGCTGCGCCGGGGTGAAGCCAACCAGCGCTTCCATGCTGCTTTTAAGCGTCGCGCTCATGGTGGTGTCCAGAGACTGGATACACGCGGAAACCATTTTCTTGTCATACGGATGATATATGCTTACAACATGGCCCGGTTTCTCATGCCCACTCACAATGTCATTTGTGATGGTTTCACGGCATCGGTAATAGTCTGCAAGACGCTTCGCCACGGCGTAGGAATTCACCAGAGATACCAGCGTGGCGTCTGTAACTGATTTGATGTTTTCCACAGCGCCAGCCGTCACAGGCTGCGTGATTAGGCGGGTGTTGTGGATATACGCCTTGCCGGTCAGTGCGCCAGTGCCAGCGGAAATCTTGGCGTAGTTCGCGCCGCTTTCCAAGATTGTGAATCCAGTCGCAGAGAGGGAGTGCATCGGCTCGGAGAATGTAATGATATCGCCATTCTGCGCCGTGCCGGAGAATAGCTCCTTTGCCTCCGTTCCCGCAACATATTGATGCTCCGTTACCGTCACGGCAGAGATGGGAGCATCGTATTTCACGGTTCCTCCGGTGTAAGAACGGTCGACATCAATTAGTGATGCTGTACCGTCCCACAAGGGTTCAATTCTCAAAACACCGTTCAGGTCTGTGCGGAGATAGGCCCCAATGGCGAAAAGCACTTGTGCGAGGTTGTCTCGTGCAGAGCGTTCTTTACCATCCGCATAAGGAAGCCAGCCGTAAAGTTTAACTCCGGCATACACGCTTTTTATCAGCGAAGGGATATTGCCGCAGATTTCTTTTACAACCTCTTCCACGGTTTGGCCTGTGTAAATGCCGCCGGTGTGCACCATTCCGGTAAGTGCGCCCATAGGGGACCGCCCTGTAAGTTGATAAGTGACAGGCCCGATACGGGAAACGCCGCTGCTTACAAATCTTGCTTTGATTTCGCCGCCTCTGTAAACAATGATTGGGGTGTTATTCGGGAGTGCAGAAAGCTGTGTGCCTATTGTTTTAGTGCAAACCTCTACGCTGACCGTATCGAACGAAAGACTGCTTTCATCCAATGCCACTTCTTGAAACGATGAGCAGTAGTCCAGCCGCATATCGTCCTTAGACGCATCCCGGTCAAATTGATAAGGGCCGATCATTACATAATCCATAAGCCCTCCTTACCGCGTGATTTGCGGTGCGATGGGAATGAAATGGATTTCAATTTCTCCCCAATAATTGATCCCGTTTTCAACCTTTTCAATATCGTGCGATGCGCTGGTGTAGTATGCGCGATAGGAAATAGTTGTGTTGCCGTCCGCAGCTTCAAGCAAAACGGAATCGTCAATGGAATGGGCTTTGAGATAATTCCAGAACGCATCGTAGCTTCTGTAATCGTCCCCTCTGCGGAAAACGGTCACCTTATGCCCGATGTACGTCCCCAGAACATCGCGGATCATCCGGCCTGTGTCTTTCGATCTCCCAGCGTTCTCCCCATCGAGAACGCTGAAATTTTCGTTGTACTTGGAGATCGCGACATTCACATCAAATGAAGTCCCGTTAATTTTGATGTAATTCATATACACCGCCTTTAGGTCACTTTAATACCGACGCGCTGCGTCTGGTCCTTGTTCAGCTTGAAGATAATGCGGCCCAATTCCTGTTCGCCGATCTTAAGGATGGCCGTCTGATTGCCACCGCCATACTGAGCCATGCCACGGGCCACCGCTGCCTCGATAGCAGATTCAGGGGCTTCAATGTTGTTCCCCTGCTTCTGGTCACCCAGTACCGCCAAAAACTCACGGTTCGGGGGAATAACTGCGCCGGTCGCCAAACGCGGAACGGATGAGGGGGCAATTGCAGGCATAGCGGAACGTGCCGCCGGGTTTCCACCGGAAACAGATTTCGTAGAATTAAACCCGCCTGCTTTTGCAGCTATACCAACGCCAAGCAACGCCGCACCAGCTAAAAGCATTGGGACATTCAGCGTCATAGCGCCAATAGCCACAAGAGCGATACCCAGCAAAAGCATTGCCGTAGACACCCATCCGGAAACTTCATTCAGATGCAAGGTTTCAACCCAGCTCTGAAATTTGTTTGTGGTTGTGCCTATCGCAAAACCGCTCACAAGCAAAGCCGCACCAGCCAAAAGCATAAAGATATTCATGGTCATTGCGCCAAATGCAATAAGGGAAATTCCTGCAAGCATAAGGGCAACAGATACCCAGCCAACAACCTTATTCAAACCGAGTGTTTCAACCCAGTTCTTGAGGTGGCCCTCATTTATTGCTGCAGTTATTCCCATGCCAAGGATGCCAAGTCCAACTGCCAAAAGAATCGGGTTCGCCGTAGCCGCCGCAAATGCGACCAATGCAATACCGCCAAGAAGAAGCGCAATAGATATCCACTGTGCAACGGAGGTCAGCTTTAACTTCTCCCACCATGCCTCAAGCCTTTCTTGCCCAATGACTTCTACCGCAATGCCAAACCCTAATAGCGCCGCACCCGCAAGTACGATCACGATGTTTCCCATTGCCGCGCCGATGGCGATCATAGCGATCCCGGCGATTTGCATAGCTGCTGTCACATATCCAAAAGCCGAATCTAATTTGAGCGCGCTTGCCCAGTCCGTAAACGTTCCGCTTTTTACACCGGCATAAATGCCAGTAGCTATCAAAGCAATTCCGGCAACCACCATCAAAATATTTCCGGTAGCCGCACCAATGGCGATTAACGCAAAGCCAGCGATCAACAATGCTGCCGTAATAAAAGATGCAGCACGATTAAGCCCAAGCGTTTCTGCCCAATCATCCATCATGCCGCTGTTTTTTGCGTAAAGAACGGCAAGTCCAATTAGCAGAAGTCCAGCAATCACAAGGAGGATGTTTCCCGTTGCCGCTCCGATTGCGACCATTGCGATGCCAGCGAGGATCACAGCCGTCACAATAAATTCCGCAACATTATTGAGGCCAAGTGTATCCACCCAGGATTGCAAAACTCCGGTTTCCTCTGCGACAAAAAGACCAGCGCCAATGAGAAGCAATCCAGTTATAACCATCTTAATACTCCCGACCGATGCACCGATGGCAATAAAGGCAATGCCCGCTAAGATCAAAGCGCTTGCAACTTTTTCCGCTGCGCTTCCAAGCATTTTATCAAGCCAATTTTCATTTTCAGAAAAATTAAAGTCCGGTTCTGTTTTTTCCTTATTGTCTCCGCCTAATTTATTGATCTCATCAAACGAGGCAAGCGCTTTTCCAGCCTTTTTTGCAGATTTGCCCGTTTCGTCTAAAGCATCCGATTCTTTGTAAAGGTTCTCTGCTTCTTTTTTTGTTTGGTCAATCGTCGACCCAAACAAAACCGCTGTAATTTTTGCCATAGCAGTCATAAATTGGGTTAGCAAATTCACGAATGATGTAAACGCCGGAAGCAAAACATTCACAAACGGCTGTGCGAGTGTTAGCAAAGCACCTTTTAATCGCGATATCGCTTTTGTAGCCTGATCGTTGGTTTTAACCGCCTTCCCGATCCATTCGCGCACGGAGCGGAGTCCTTGCACAATTAAGCCAAACACGAACACGCGACGGACAAGCCCTTTTACTCTGCGAGAAAATCGATCCATATATTTGTCTGCTTTTTTACTTGCAGCGGCCAGCGCAGTAGAACTCTTACTTGCGCCAGCAATCTGCGCAGAAAGTTCTCCCGACCGGTTGCTCATTCGTCCAAGGCTTCTGGTATCTTTGGCAATGGACGCATCTACAGCCTCAACCTTTTTTTGCACACCATCCCATTCTTTTTGCAGCGTTGCCACGGTTTGTTCCTGGTCTTTAATCGCACTTGATGTAAAAAATTCGTTTCCGCTTTTCATCTGCGACAGCTTAGATTTAGCTTCATCGAGATTTGCGGCAATCTGCCTTGATTGCTCCACGAGTGGCATTGCCTGCTGCTTTTTATCGCTAATCTTTTCATTGAGCGCATCGATTTTTTTTGTTAGCCTGTTTAATTCCGTTTGCGCCTGCTTATCATCAATGTCCGTCTTTATGATGATGGAGCCATCTGCCATGCAATCGCCTTCTTTCCCTTGCTTTTTATGCATTTTATGTTATGCTTGATAAAAGGAGTTGGTATCAATGGAAGATCATGTCACACAAATGTGTAGTAATTTATTTGATAAAAACGAGAATAAAATTGACGTCAACATTGTAGCAACCGTGTATCTTTCAGCTTTTGAAATCTCCGCATACTTAAAAAAATGCACAAATTACTCAAGCGCAGATATTAAACTCGTTGCAAAATACATCAACGATTTACCAGGCTATGACTACTCAAGAAAAGAAATTTCATACTACAAGCGAAAAATCGAAAGATGTGATTGGGATTTTTCGACGCCAACAAAGAAAAAGGAACCTCCCATGCGAAAAAAGCAAACAGCAGTTCTTTTGCCGGGCGAAGA